AAGCATTTCTTGTTTTGCTTTTAACCTATCTAATCCTTTTCCATGGTCTTTAAGTCCAGCCGTAGCATTCTTAAACTCAGATTGAATTTCTTTTAATGACCTATTTAAATTTTTAACGCCTTGGTCAAAACTACTATTTTCCATTGCTACTCGAACAACTAAACTTCCTACATCTTCTGCTATATAAATCTCCTCCTTTCCCTAAAAATAAAAAGAGATTAATGAATAAACACTAATCTCTTATAACCACCCACATTGATCTATATATATTTCTTTTTCTTTTTCTTCTTTGTTATTTTTTGATGTATATGCTAAAACATCAATATAATAAAATATATCCATATCATCTATATCATTCATAGTCCACTTTTCTTGTTTTAATAGGTTACTATAAATATCCAACATAAAATCCTCTGTAGTAAGTGTACAAGCACTTTCACCTTCCACTTTCTCAGAGGAATTTAGTTTTTTAATTTTTTTTCAAAACTACCTATAACTTTTTCCATATCTTCAACTACTTTATCTATAAACTCATTTGCTGGAAATCCATCCAATAATTCATCTATAGTGAATTGCTTTCCATAAACAGCAACCATATATTCTCCTAATGTATCTATTGAATCTGAATTAACCCCTTTCTCCATTAATTTGCTTAAAGCTAATGTTTCCTTTAATCTTCTAGTACTCACAAAAGGTGCTATAAAAGTTTTTTCTTTTCCACCTATTAACAATGTAATTTTCATCTTATTCACTCCTAATTTTAATTAATTTTTAATTACTTTTTACTACTGTTGTTTTTTTACAGCTTTTTAAAAATTCTTGTTTAAAAAATTCCTCTTGAGTTGGTGCCCCAGTTAAATCTGTATCAGCTGTAAGTTTGTAAACACCATCATTTATACGCGGCATAAATTTAAATTTAACCTTTTGAGTTTGAAGTTCTATTTTATCCTCTCCAGTTTTACCCTCTTCTTCTAATGGCTCTGCTTTACCCTTTGTTAGCCACACCATTCTAAAGGCTTCCTGTTCATTATCACTTTTTGATTTTGGTGCTTCAAAACCAAAAGCTATTTCTGTTGCCGTAGCATCTTTATTTTCTACAAGTACACCATTTTCTATTTTATAACCTAACAAATCAGCTCTCTCTTCTAGTTTTAACTCTGCAACATCTATTTCAACCTCAATTGCTCCAAGTGCAGTTACTGTTTCTAGTAACTGGTCATCTCCATACAATTCAGCTGAATTTGTTTTAGGTGAAATTTTTATACTCTGAGCACCTACAAGTTGTTTTATTTTTGTATCATATTCTAATTCATCTTTAGTATCCTTTGTTAACTTTACATATCTAAAATTTCTTAATCCTTTAATTGCCATAATTATTCCTCCTAATTTTTTATATAATAAAAGAACCTCAATACTTTATGGAATAATCCTGTATCGGGTTCATATGCTGCATCATGTATTGTTCTCTTAATGAATCCATTCTTCTTTAATAAATCTACTGTTATTTCTTTTAATTGTTCTAAGTTTTTTTTGCTCCAAATATCTATTTGCACATAAAATCCTGTGATGCCTTCTACATCATCATAATAACTCTCACCCTGCTCTAAGTAAGTAAAAAAAGTAATATATGTTTCACTATTACCTGTGTATGTTCTGAATTCTACTGGAACATCTAATTCTTTAAGTGTATCTATTATTATTCTATTTATACTGATAATACATCACCTACTTTAAATTTAAAGCACTTTTTAATTCTAACTTTATAACTTCTTGTGCTTCTTTCTTTTTACTCTCATAAGCTGGAGACATAAAAGGCTTTGCTGGCATTTTACTAGTTCCAAATTCTAAAAATTTACCATAAAATATACTACTATTATCTCCTTTTTGAATTCCTACAAGTACATATTTACTAGTACCTTTTTCCCTAATCCCAGATAATTTCAACCCTTTTTTTAACTTTCCTGTTTTTTTAGGTGTATTTATTCTAGCTTCTTCTAAAATTATTTGACCTGCTTTTTTAAGTGCTCTATTTTCTGCTTTAACCCCTTGTTTCCCCATCTCCTCTATCTTTTCTATCAAATCTCCTATACCTTCCAACTCCATATTAGCCACTTTTTCTCACTTCCTTTGCATGTATCTCATATTCAATGTGTTTTTCCTCTAAATCATTTATAGAATAAATATTAAATTTTCTATTGTTATACAAAATGTTCATTTTAGTTGTAATTCCTTCAAAATATCTACAATTGAATATTTTATCTTCTTGTGATTGTATTGATGCTGCATTGTAAAATTCTCTTCCTCTTAATCCTCTAACACTCGCCCAACATTCTCTAATAACTTTAGTACCTTCAATTTTATATCCATCTTCATCAACACCATTTTCACCTATTATAGATATGAATTTTATTCTTTTGTCTAATTTAGAAAAATTCATATTTCACCTCTTAATAAGCTAATTGAATTAATATCATTGTAACTATCTCTCTAACTTTGACACCTACTTTTTCAGTTGTCATTGTTCTATTTTCGTGCATATCACCAATTAGAAATAATGCTACAATTTTAGCTAACTTATTATTTGAATCAAATTTTTTACCAGTTCCATTCATTATAAATTCTTCTGCTGCATTTATTAATATTTCTAAGTATTTATTTTCTTCATCACCGTCTATTTTTAAATATTCCTTAACTTCTTCAACAGAAACTATCATTTTATCACCTTTTTAAAAGCACCAGTTTTAAACTGATGCTTTTTTCTTTAAGTAGATTAATCCTTGTGCTCCAACTAATTTATTATTACTATCCTTTCCGACTGCCATTTTACCATCTGCAATCATTAAAGCCTTATGAATCCATTTATTTTTATCATCATTAAAGTACTTTTTATAATACATATTTAAGTTTGAATTTAGCATGTAATTATTTAGGTCTATTACAGCACCAAATATATCTCCTGCCTTAGCAGTATCAAAGCTTGGAAGTTTATCTACTGTTAATACTTCTCTACCATTTAATATTTTTTGTCCTTTTTCATTTATCTTTCCTAATCCTATTTTTTGTCCGTTTTTATCAGTCATTCCATTTAGATACTTCTCCCATGTTGCTTTACTCATAACATATATAACACTATCTTCACTTACTTCTGGAATACTTGCTTCAACTTCTGCCCACTTTGCTACTGTTCCTATGTCTTCTACTGTCATATCAATTTGTTGTTCTTTAGGCACTTCGACTTTTGTAAATCCTAATGGTTTTCCACTTCCATCACCACTTACAATTGCAGTTTCTATTGCCCTTATCATTGCCTTTTTTAACTGCTTAACTACAGTAGCTTCAAATATTGGTAGTGATACTGTTGATGTTAATAATCCTATAGCAACCTTTGCTTCTAACACATGATATGAAAAAGTTACTTTTGCCTCCATTTTTGATTTTTGTTCATCTGACACTGTACTTTCATCTGCTAACCATGTTGCTTCTGGATTCACTTCTGAAATAGGTATCGCTACTCCACCTTGATATGATGTTTGAGTAACTCTATTTAATATTTTACCTTCTATTGTCATATCTTCTATAACTTTATTCATTATTGTTGTTGGTATTACAGCTCCTATATCTGCTACTGTTGTCAATGAATCTGCTCTTTCTTCTTGTATAAATTTTTCAGGTATTGGTGTTCCATCTACAACATAATTTCTAAATGCTTGTCTATATTCCAATGATCCATATAAATCTACCTCTGTTCTTGTTTCTGTATTTGTTCTATATGTTGCTAAAGGTTCAAATCCTCCAACTGGATCATTACCTAAACTTCTTTTAGCTGGGTCTTGTTCCTCTTCTTCCCTTATTTTAGATTTTAATTCTTCTATGTCTATATCAATTTTTCTTATATCTAATTCTATTTTATCTAATGCTTCTCTTGTTTCTGCACCTTCTATACTTTTTAAAAAATTTGCCCTTTGTTCTTGTTTTTGTTGTAATAATTTTTTTAAATCCATTTGTGTTACCTCTTTCTTTCATTTATTTATATTTATACTTAATTTCTAACTTCCTTTTTTGTAAGTCTAAGCCATCCAGCTGTTTTAAATTATTCTCCAACAATTCAAAACTCCTTGCATAAACAGAAGTTGTATCATAAAATGGAGTATCCACTACACTTACATCAAATAATTTATTAATGTTTGTAACTTCCCTTAATGTTTCATCCTTACCATAAGTCCAAGTATCACCACTTTCGCCTACAGTGAAAGCAAAAGACATCTTATCAATCAATCCTTCTTGAATTGATTTATAGATGTCTCTGTTACTTTGTGTATCTATTAATTCAGCTTTTATTTTAAGTCCTATATCATCTTTTATTAACTGTAAGCTATTATTTCTAGTCCTTGCCATTATGCAAAATGTATCATTATGATTATATCTTAATGGTACATCCTTCATATCTGTATTGTCTAAAGCACCTCTTTTTATAGTTTCAGTGAATTTATAACCACCATATTCATGTGTTGCTGGTTGGTCATACTTAATAGCATAACCCTCAATAAGCATTTTATTTTCATCATTATCTACAGCTCTAAATTCAACTAGCCTTTTTTCTCTTTCATCATTCATTTTTAGTCTCCTTTACAACGTTACCCTTACTCATTTGATATGCATCCGCTATATCTCTATTTATATAGTTTAAAGACATATGTCTAATATCTCCGCCCTCAAAAGGTGGAAATCCAAATATACCTAATATTTGATTATCTGTAAGAGTTCCTCTACTGCTTAATACATCTACTGCTGATATTTTATTTTTCATATTAGTAAACATTAACCCTTGTGAATAAAAAATAATTTCATTTCCAAAATCTAACTCTCTTACTGTAAATAGTACCTTTGAGAACACTCTTCCTAAACTTATAATCATTGGTTCTAATGTTTTTTCATAAAAAGCCTGGTATTGTTCCTCTGTAAAATCTCCATTTAATACTGCTAAAGATACCCCGTAATTGTTTAAAATTTTCTTATCTATAAATTCCATTGTATCTTTATCTATAAACTTAGGATTTACATTTAATGGTGTATATTCTGATTTTAAATCTATTGGCAATATACCACTACTTGCATCTAAAATTTTTTTTTCAAATTCTTCTCTTTCTTTAATTTGTTTATCATCTGATAACATTGTATTTATCTTTAATAATCCTCTAATTGACAATGATGATTTTATTCCCTTATCAATACCTTGAATTATAGTATCATTAGTTTTTAATAACTTTAATAATGCTTCATTGTTTGGTTCTCCATTTATATCCCCACCCATTAAATCATTAGCTCCAAAATCTTTTCTCCAATGAATTATCTCATCATAAGGTAGTGTAACATCACTCCCACCTTTAAATGTAAATTTTACAAATATTCTATTTGTAGTATCCTCTAAAAATTCAACTAAGGTTGGATTTAATGGATATAACCCTATATATTCTCTTTTATATGTTCCTTGTCCTAAATCTATTTTTTTATATTTAGGATATATAAAACAGTTTTTATTTACTTCTCTAAGATAAGTTATTTTTTCTAAAAAATCTGTAGTTGTCATTACTTCATTAGGACCATATTTCAATAGTCTATTAATGCTGCCATTAATAATATTTTGTTTTCCATCATATACACGAATATGTTTAGGTTGTAACTTACTTATTTCATTTACAATACACCTAATACAATTTTGTACAATGTCACTTGCATATATATCCGAACCGAATTGAGAAAAGATAGGTGTTGAACCATTAAGCATTTTTGCATATTCTCTTTGTATTTTTGTTTCTTTAAATAATTTAAATATATTTTTAAAAGCCATAAGTCACCTCCTATCTAACTATTTCTAAATATTCTCTCCTGTATCTGTCATATACTGCATATAAAATTATTAAAGTTACTGCTCCATCAATTCTTTGTGTTCCTGTATCATTATGTTTCATTGGCATTATCTGTCCATATTGATTAACTTTTGCAACTGTATTTTTTAAACACCATATATCTATAGGATTTTTATTATAATTTATTAACTTGCTTTTTAAGTCTGCTTCAACTAACTTCATGGGTGTTGATAAATTATTATAATCTTGTCCTATTTTTTCTAATTCAAATCCATAGTCCTCCATTTCTTTTACAAATGATTTTGCATTCCACCTATCATAACCAATTTTAAATAATCTTATATTATATTTTTTATATAAGCTTACAAACCACATTACTATATCACTATAATCAACTTCATTCCCTCTACAAACATGAATTAATCCTTGTTTTGCCCACTCTAAATAATTTTTTTTATCTTCTTCTGACCCTTCTTCAACCTTCGTTTCTGGAATAAAATATTTTTGTAAAATATATTTTCTATTATCATTGGGTCTCTTTATAAGTACTTTTGCACTAGATAAGTCTGTTGTTTCTGATAAATCAACTGCTCCTAAACCTATTGATCCAACAAAATCCTCAATATTATAAGTTAGATCATTAACTATATCTTTTTCCATTAACCATGCTTCACTACTATTTTGTTTAAAATTAAAATCTTTAGATAGTGTAAATACCCTTTCTGCCTTATCATGTTGAGCTTTTCTTAATTGGTCTCTTAGATACTGAATTTTTTTAACAGTTCCTAAGCTTGGATTAGCTTTAAACCAACTTTGTTCATCTTGATACACTTCTGTTTCACTGTCTTGTGTATATAACCAAGGTAGTAATGTATCATCCTCTATTTCTCTTTTTAATACTTTTCTAGCATAAATAAGTTCTTTATCTAAATATCCATCATCAACAAAACCCTCTGTAGTTATATTTATAAACATTGGTTCATCTTTAATACTTTGTGATTGCTCTATAGACTTTGCTATTACATTATCTTTCATTTCATGGCTTTCATCTAATATTGCAAGTTCTATATTTCTTCCTTCTTTATTTCTTGTTTTATCACTAAGCTTTTTGATAGTTGATTTATTTTTTAGATTAAATATACCCTTTAAATTTTTATGAGTTCTTTTGCTTTTCTTATCAAACATTTCTCTCATATTATTAATTTCATCAAATATGAGATTAGCCTGTGCATCATCATTACTACTACATATAATATCTGAACCTGCATTGCCTATCATAAATTCAGTAAAACATAATGCTGCACAAAACGTACTTTTGCCATTTTTTCTAGCGACTAATAAAATTAACTTTTTAAATCTTCTTAGTCCTGTATCTTTCCATTTAAAAGAATAGAACGCTTCTATTACTGCCTTTTCCCATAATTCTAATAAGAAAGGCATTCCGTTAAATGGAGATTTTGTATGCTTGCAAAATGTTTCTATAAACTCAATTCTTAAATCTGCACCACTTGTATCATATATAAATCTATCATCAGCTAAATCCTCTATTAGATTTTTAAGGCAAGTTTTTAACTCATTGCCTAGAACAATTTCTCCTGTTATCGATTTATTGTAATACTCTAATAACCATGAATGTTTACCATTAATTTCACTATTGGCTAATTTAACAATTGTTTTTAAATTTTTGCTACTCATTTATACTCATCTTATCTTTAATCCACTTATCAAAATCATCATCTTCTTCAATCACATTTTTCTGTAATATACTATTTAATGTTTTTATAACTATAGAATAACTATTGACATTCTTTAAATATTGTTTTCCTGCTTCTGTTGACTTCTGTAATGCTTTATTTACAGGATTTATTTTAATCGTACCAACTTCCATTATTAATTCTCTTAAAACATAATTTTCAGCATATAAAAAAGAAGCATCTTGAATTAATCCTTCAACAAGCTCCTTCTTATTATCTTCTACATCATTAAATATTTTTTTTATTTTTTCATATTCTCTTTTATATACTAACGTTTTTTCCATTTTTCTGAAAACCTCTTTCAATTTTCAAATTTTTCGGTTTGTGTGTTCCTGATGTGTACCTCCACCGGTCCTTTGAGTTCTCACTCAAAATTAATTATGGGGGGTTACTTAGTGTATTCACTAAACCATTTCTCTATATATTTAATCCATTCATCTTCATACTTTTGTTGTCTATAATCATTACAGTACTTCAACCTATATAAACATTCTTCTTTATCTACATCTATGAAGATAAGTTCTGCCCCTAACTCTTTTGCTAATTGCTCTCTTGAATACTTATCTGCATATCCACCAATTATCCAAGCACTTTTAAATCCTCCATATCTTGTTTTTATATTATCTAATATAGTATTTCTAATTGACAATACATTGTACTTTAAATTGTCTGGCTTATCATATCTAGGTAATAATGTAACGGCTTCATACAATCTGTCCATATCAACTACTATGTCACCTTTATTCATATTCTCTTTAACATAAGATGTCTTCCCTGATAATGGTGGACCATATACAATATATATTCCTCTTTCCTTTTTCTTTTTTATTTGACCTTTACACCATCTTCCATGTAGTTTATTGTGGCACTCTTGACAAAGTACTTCTATATTATCTGGATTAAGAGTTATATTAACATCTGTTATATTTGTTGGTGTAAGTTCCTCTTTATGATGTAATTGTATATGTCGTGATTCTCTAATTATCTTCTTACACTGCTGACATATTGGACCTCTTTCAGCTAATATTATCTTTCTAAAGTCAATCCATTCTTTTGATTTGTAAAACTTTCTTGAAAACTCCTGTGCCATTTAATCACCATACTTTCATTGCATCCATAGTTTTTATATGTTCAAACCTCTCTCTTTCTAACTCCAACTTCTTAATATCATGTTCTTTTCTATGTCTTAACTCTGGATTATCTATTTGTACTTTTAATCTTTCTACCCTAAGCTTTTGCTCCTCTGTTACTATATCCCAATTAGCATTTAACATTTCATCATATTGTTTAATTAACTTTGCTAATGTATTAAATGCTTTAGACTGTGTATTGATAAGGTTAGCTTCCTTATCCCAAGCAAATTGTATTTCATACTCTTGACTCTGCATCTTATCACCATATGTTGTTTTCTTTAGTTCTTTAGTTATATCTTCTTTGCTTTCAACATGCATTATGTCTTGCATATTAATTATTCTTGCCTCTTGTAAACAAATACTTCTCCATAGCTTTTCTAATGGATCTTCTACGTTTAACTCTTCCATTATATTTTTTACTGCTAAAGGAATCCTTGAACTATAGTTACCATACTTATAACTATTTGTGTTTCCCTTTGGAGCTCCGCCTTTGTTTCCTACTGCATTTGTATTTCCTAATGGAGCACCACCTTGTGGCTTATATAATTTTTTCCACTTGTCTACTCTCCTCCAATAGTTTATATTCGATTCTTTTTCATTAAGCAATTTAGCAATTTCTTTTGAAGTTATTTTTCCTTTAAATTTCTTATAAATTTTAAAGGCTTTTTCTCGATTATTGCTTTTATGTTTGCTCATTTCTCATATATTTCTCCTTTCTAATTTTCAAACTCATAAATGTTAGTTTGAAATTGATATATAATCAAAGTTATTTACTATGTTTATTACGAATTTTAGTTGTGTTGTTTTCCGTTGTTTTTTACATTTTATTCCTTGAATTGTAACACACTCTTCCTTGTATCTTTTATAAGTGATATTTTAAGGGATTAAATACCTTACTTTGCTCCATTGTGAGGTATTATATTTTTTATAACTCTACTTATATATGCATTGTTTTTTATACCATTAATAACTATTAGCTTAAAAATGAGGTATTCTAGTGTAAAAAAAATGAATATATCAATATTTTAGAACACATACTTATCTGCTTTTTTAGCTGAATCTTGAAGTATATCATTGTCTAATCCTATATACTCCATTGTTATACTTGGCTTACTATGCCCAAACAACTTTTGTACATAATTAATATCCTTATCATGCTCTAAATACTGAAAATATCCATATGTTTTTCTTGGTGTATGAACACCTATAGAATTTTTAGCAATACCCAATTCTATAATGACCTCTCTAAATATTTTTCCTAAACTATCTCTTCTTATATGTTCTTTAAATGGTGCAATTCCTTTTCCCTTCTGTGACCAATACAAATACTCTGAATCATGTTTACTTTCAATATAATCTTTCAAAATAATTAAAAGCTTACTACTTAAAACAACTACTCTTTCAAATTGTATTTTACGAGTCTTTTTAGTTTTTTCTTCTAAAATTACTAATTCACCTGTTTCAAGTGATTTTCTTATATCTCCTACAGTTAATTCAACTAAATCACATCCCCTATATCCTGTATTAACACCTATGCTCCATAAAATATAAGCTGGATAATTATATTCTTTTAACCTATTGGATATTCTTTGTAAGTCCTTTACATCTTTTATTGTTACTGATGCATTTTTACCTTTCTTTCTCATTTTTGACTTACCTGCCTTATTGCTCCATGAACTTTCTTGTATACTCTTTCATTCATACATTCTTTTAAGCTATCTTCAACTTTCAAACTTTTTATATTTCTATTATTGCAGTAAGGACATGCTAAATAGCCCTTAAATTTTTCTATATCCTCTGTTAATAACACAAATTCTTTCTTACAACCTGTACACTTATAGGAACTATATATCTTACCCATATCCTCACCTACTTTCTTTGTTCGCATAAAAAAAGACTAAGTACAAAATACCTAGTCTTTTAACAGCTATAACTTTTTAATCCCTGAGTGCAATTTACCGTTATATAATTATTTCATGATATCATTATATAACATTTAAACTACCATTAAAACTCCATCTTTTTACCATTGTTACACCACTTCAAATTTTATTCCTTCTACTCCAAACAGCAATATTCCTAACTCTTTAATCATTTCATTAATCCACCTTCTTGGAGTATTGATTCCACAATTTATTTTTTTTACTATATCATCATATGGTACTTTTTGAAAATAAAACATTTCTAAAACATTATATTTCTCAATTGTGCCTAATTTTTTTTGCTTTTTTTTCAATATATTCATTGCCATATCTATATGAGCTATCATTATCAAAGTTTTACTTTTACTTCTCTTTATACTTAGTATATATATTTCATCTTTTTGTGATGTATCTAATTCCATTAAATACTCTTCCTTTAATTTTCCTGCATCATCTATTGCATTATTGACATGTTCTTTCAACTCATTATAATTCTCTAATAATAATTTTGTGTTATGGAAAATTTTATCTTTTGAATCTTGTATCCTCTCTTTATTAAATTCTTTTATTGCCTTTTTTGTTGCTTTTTCTATTATTTCATCTATATTTTCATTATTCATCTCCATATTGTATCCCACCCTTAACCTAATATATTTTTATTAAAATATTCTATACTATAAAACATAATACTATCTCTTCCAACACCTATAATAAATTTTTCACCTTTACCTATTTTTTCAAAGCTATCATTTATAAATTCTACAGCGCCCTTACTAATTTCCCATGCTTTCATTCCAGCTAATCTATATCTTTTGTAATCATCTTTTGTGAATATCCTATATTCCTCTACTCTTTTTATATCTTTACTCCTTCTTGCTGTACCTTTCGTTAATGCTTTAAGTTTAAGTATTTCTCCTTGAAGTAATTTTATTTTATTCTCATAATGACAAACACTTATATTTAATAATGCTATAATTATCATTATTAAATATAATTCTGTTACTTTGCCATTCAATAACTGTACTAAACTCAAAGCTATTGAAAAAATTACTATCACTTTAGTACATCTATCTAAATTACCATATATCTTCTTTAAAAAATTCATAATTTCACCCTCTTTATCTCCAATTTTAATTATTTATTTAATAACCTTCAACATTGGTTTACTGTTAGATTCTCTAAAGTTTTCATTAAATTCATTTACATAATAATCACAATTACAATATAAAAGTAAATATCCTTTTTTATTGTCCCATTTAACTCCTTGAATCCTTTTTATTTTTATTCTTGTATCTTCACCATTAAGTGTCCAATCATCACACCATGTGTCAAACGGTTGTAGTTCTTGATATAATGGAATTGGTATCATGAAATCCTTATTTCTTATACACCCTAAAGGATTTTTTTTAAATATCAAGCATCCTTTCTCATTGTTTTTCTTTCCACTACATTCGCCACCTTGTTTATAGCTTCTTACACAATAAGCACATTCTAATCTACAAGGTATGTTTTCCATTTACTCACCTTCTTCTCTCTAATTTTGAACTTCTAAATATTTTGTTTTTATAATTAATATCCAATATTTACATTTGTATCAATAGTAATATAATGTTATATATAACAAATAAAGGAGCTGAATTAGATGTATTACTACTATAGATATATTTTTACTAATAAAGATTTAAAAATTTATAATGTTTGGGCTTATTCACAAAAAATTATAAATGCTTTAGAACTTACTTATAAAAACAACTTAATTTCAGTTGATTTTTCTTATGAATACTATGGCTTTTGGTTGAATAGGGAAAAAGGACAACATGAACATAGTAAAGCTGGCAAAATTATAGCATCATCAATTAGTGATTTTAATAAAAAAAAATCTACTTACACATATACTTGTTCCGATGGAACGCCTGGAATTTCCACTCAAATATTCCATGAAGATAAATCTAAAAGAAAAATCCAAGCAACTATATAAATCTTTTATATAAAGGACTACTTTTAAATTAGTCCTTTATTTTTTTAAATATTACTAATTACTCTAATTCGTAATATATTTGTATTGTGAATTATAACTTAGTTAAAGAATTTTTTTCTTCTTCTGTTGCGCAGTACTCACAGATTTTTTCTCCAGCTTCAGTAATATACCAATCACAATCTTCTATTGTCATTGAATCTTCACATCTACTACAATCATGCTCAATATAATTTAAAGGGTTATAGCCACTTATAGTAGTACCTATAACTTCTTCCATTTCCTTTATAGTTGTGTCTGATACCTTTACTTCGGTAATTTCGCCTTTTTCTAAAGTCCCATAAACTTCACTATGTTTTCCAAGTATCTCGCCAAAATATATCTCTTGACCTATAGCTTCTTGAACTTCTTTTTCTTCTGCTATGAACATTCCTTTTACATCACCTCGTCTACCACAATCCCAATAAAATTTATATAATTTTTTCATTAAATTTACCTCACTCTCATTTTTTATTTAAGTCACATAATAATCAAAATATTTATTTATCGTTATATATAGATAATAAAATATTTATATTACTTCTTTTAATGGTTCTTTATACTGTAAATTAGCTTGTACTAATACTTTTGCTAATGTTGGCACTACTGCATTCCCACACCTTGCTTTTTGCTGTGTTGTTGGATATTTCTTTCCTGTGTAATCTCTTTCTATAATATAATCTTTAGGAAATCCCATACCATTGAATAGCTCCCTAGCTGTAAGCATTCTTAATCCTATATCTGCTATTCTATAATCTTTGCTTTTTACAGTAATTAATCCAAATCTATCTTTAGTGGTTATAGTGTGTATTGGCCCATTTAAACTTTGACCAGTATCACATCCATAATACTTAGTAAGGAATGCTGCTACACCATCTTTTATTGGTAACTTAATATCTTGTAACTTAACTGATACTAATCCAAATCTGTTTTGAGTTGGTATTGTTGCTATTGGCTCTCTTAAGCTACTACACCTCGTTTCTTTTCCTTGATGTGTATAATAATGACTTAAAAAATATGCAATATTATCTATGATATATGGTTTATCTTCTATTACATATTTCTGTATTCCCCTTGCAATTCTTATTAATGTATTTTCTGCTAAAGGCTTTTTTCTTTCAAATATACTTGGTACTTCTAAATTCCAATTTATTATTGAACTTGCTGCTACATAAGGATTTTTACCTGGACCATGTGTAGCTTCTGGCCATACTATCGGCTTGTCATCACACCTAGCAATTAAGAAAAATCTTTTTCTCGTAGTTGGTGCTCCATAATCTGCAGCTACTAACTCTTTATATTCTGTTTTATATCCTAAATACTTAAATGCATTTAAGAAACTTCTAAATGTTCTTCCTTTTTCTTTAGCTATAGGTTTCCCATTCTTATCTATAGGACCCCAGGTCTGAAATTCTTCTACATTTTCTAAAATAATAACTTTTGGTCTTACTGTGCCGGCCCACTTAATAGCTACCCAAGCCAACCCCCTTATATTTTTATTTACTGGCTTCCCTCCCTTAGCCTTACTAAAATGCTTACAGTCAGGACTACACCAAACTAAATCTACTTTCTTTCCTTTTGTTATTTCTCTAATATCAACATCCCAAACACTTTCTTGATAATGCTTTGTTTGTGGATGATTAGTTTTATGCATTAGTATTGCTGCTGGATCATGATTAATTGCTATATCTACTGGTCTGTTTAATGCCATTTCTATTCCTGTACTAGCTCCACCACCACCCGCAAAGTTATCTACTATTAATCCCATATTTTCACCTACTTTAGTCAATTATGATTTCCTGTTATAACAAGTCCTAACCATAGTAAAATAAATATTCCTATCATAACCCACATTCTATTTACTTCACCTCGTAATCATTTTGTGTATGTTTTAATTATTTTCTGTTGTTCTTTCAAAACGCTGTATGGTATGGCTCTTACTACTTTCCTTAGTTCCACACTCCTTTATAAAATTAAGCTGATCTACTTTCTCTTCTAACTTAATTTTTAATTCTCTATATCTCCATCCCAGTGAACTCTTTATTTCACTCTCTACTATTTTCATTTTTACTACCTGCTTTTTTTAATTTAATGTTGGCATCTTCTAAAAGTTCTATAATATTTCCATTATCAAAATATCCTTTAACTACGTCTTCTGCTAATTTCTTAATTAAATTTTTTTTCATATTTCTTTTGCTCCTTAGATATAAGCTTGTCCAATTCTGTGCTAATACATATGGTTCTCGGATCTAGTAATCCATAAAGATTTATTGCTTTATGCATTTTTTCTCTTAATTCTTCCATCCATATCAACTCCTTCAATTTCTATTGTTAAAATCTCTCCTGTTTTCCTGTTAAAAAATTCTTGAAAAGTGCTTGTATTCTTGATGCAAAGGTAATCTTTAAAATTATATCCTTTGCTTAATAAAAATGTTTTTTGCTTTCTTGTTAGACTCTTACCATTTTTCATTTTTTCCCCACCTTATATTTAAACTTGACCCCTTCTTCTCAAATTTCTTCTTCTTGATGAATTCATGTTTTTTTCTATGCTCTTATCAAAATATGCATTAATTAATTTTTCCTTTTCTTTTTTCTTTTTCATATTTTTATTCTGTATTGCCTTATAAGTTTTTTCTGCTACTTCGCTCCAATCCATTTAGCACACCTCCACTTGGCTAATATGAAATGTTGTATTACACATTTTCTCTTGTTTTTCAAAATCAATGCTATAAGCTTCATAAATCGAATGTTTTGACCTTACTACACCCTTGCACTTGCAATTATCATAAAATACAACAACTTTATCATCTTTTTTTAATTCTTTTCTATTAATCTTATCTTTTCCCAAATTTTCAAAGATTATTTCGTTTTCTTCGTAAACAGCTTTGCTCTTGAATTCTAGTACCCATCCTTTGTTATTTATGCTTAATACTTGTCCATCTTTTAAGATTAAAATAATGTTTCCATCACCTTTTCTCTTAATAATTTTTTTAGCAATATTTTTATATTTTTTTAATACTTCTTCTTGGGTTTTGTTGTAATTTAATGCTTCTGCTGTAAATAGTATCTTGTCCATTGGCAATACTGGACACCTATTATTTATTTCAAATTCCTTTTCTCCTACTCTGTTAATATATAAAGTAATGTATTTCCTTTCCTTATATATTTCAATGCCATATCCACCGCCACAATAAGATATAATCCTATTCAAGTTTTCTATGTTTCTATATCTACTTAATACTTCTGTATCATTAAGTTCTATTTCTTCTTTATTTATTTCCACTACTTTCAAGTTTAATATTGGGTTATTCAAATTATTGTTAGCAACTTTGGGTATATTTGTATCTAAATCGAATAAGCTTAATTGACCTTCTAACTCAACTCTTCTCAATTCAGATCACTTCCTCCATTATTATTTATATCTTCCCTGTCATTCCAACCCAATAAGTCTTTTTCTAATTCATCATAGTTATAATTTCTTTGTTCAAAATTATTAAAGCTATCTACCTTTTTTGATTTGTTTTTTAACTGTTCTGCTTGTAGTATATCTTTTGTTTTACCATCATCATTCCAATTTCTAAGTATTCCATACACATAAGCTAAATTGAAATTTGAGTTAAATACTGCAATTTTTAATGCGTCTTTAATCCACCAACTAGGAAATTGCTTAATAATAGCCTTTATATTTTGATCTGTAGCTCTTATAAATCCATTTTTTAGAAGATATACTTTTAATTTTTCAAATTTAATTTCATCACTACTACTACCACAAATTTTTTCTATCTCTATAGTTGTAGTCTCTATCTCTTTATCTCTAGTTCTATCTCTAAACTCTATCTCTGTCTCTATCTCTATCTCTGTCGGACAATTAGTAGACAGTTGAGGGACATTGTCCCCATCTTTATTTTTTAATCTTTGCTCCCTTTTTTTCTTTGCCCACTGAGTTTCACTACCAACCATATTATCTAATTGTGATAAATAAATTTCTCCATTTTCTAAAATTTGAACTAATCCAATATTTTTAAATACCTCCATAGCAATACGTACTGTATCTGGATTAGTATTAGTCATAGATGCTAATTTTTTAACATCATATGGCACTAATATCTGTCCTACATTTCTTATAAGAATGCCATTTGTTTTTAATGACTTTAAGCATAACTTTAAATAAAATAAACAATATTCTTTGCCATTTTCCTGTTCTTCCAACCACTGAATAGTATCTTCTTCGAAAAAATCTTCCTTCATTTTTAGCCAATAATATTTCTTATCTTTAGCCATTACCCATTTCCCCCTTGCCAACTATAGAAACACTATGCTACAATTTACTTGGTTATTTTTTAGAATTATAGCGTAGTGCTTAGATTGCTTTGCAGAGCAATCTTTTTTTATATTTGTCATTTTTAACCTCACACTTAAATTTTTATAATTCAATACCTAAATGTCCTTCTAGCCAATCATCCAACTTAGATATAACTGTCAATCTTTTCTTTCCTAACACAATAACAGGAAAATCTTTAGCATGTGTTAGCTCTCTTGCCTTATTTTCGCTAACCCCTAAGATCATAGCTAACTCTTTAACTGTATATGTTTTTCTTTTAATATTCTCTTTATGTTTTCTAATTTCTTCAGTCAAATCTATAGAATTTACCATATTCCTCACCTACACCCTTTCTATTCTTGAACACCTTAATAATAGATAAAAACTATTTTATTTAATGATTCTTGAATAAGTTTTTCTAATGCCTCTGAATTGAAAAACTTAATCCTATATTCTTTTTCTAAAATATCTTTGATTTTATATACGTCTACTTCCTTAATTTCTTCTAAAACTACTTCTGTTACTTTTAAAACTGCTTCCTTTACATTTCCTGGTATTATTTTTTTCATGTCATACTCTCCTAACTTATCTAAATAACTTCTTCCAATCTTATTTGTACATTGAATTGTAATATCTTTAAAATTGCATTTCTTTTTCTAATCTAGAAATTACATATACTTGTCCTTTCCCAGTAATACGTGTAGTTTGATAAGTGAATGTTCCTTTTGAATTTTCCCTAGTTCCCTCTATCACTTCAAAATACCCTCTATCTATTCCATATTGTTTAGGTTCTCTACTATTTTTAAATATTAAATTCCAATCTCTAAGTTTTTGCCAAAGTCTTTTTTCACCTATAGATATTCCTTTTTTACTTGCCAATTTAGCAACTTCTCTAACTAATAAGCTATTTTGTGATTCTGATACTTTGTTTGCAAAATTAACTAGTGGCTTTTGTTCTTCTATTATTTTATTTTTCTTCTCTATAGTTTTTTGTGCTATCAATACTGCCTTTGCCAAAATATCATTTTCGCTATCTTCTTCATTATGTGGAATATATCCACCTGTTTGTCTTATCTGTGGTAAAACTTCTGATGTTATCCATCTTTTAAATTTCTTTGAATTTGGAATTTTTGAAGAAAGTATTAAGCTATAAAACCCACTTTCATTAATTAACCAAGTACCCCTTTGACCAAGCTCAGGGGCAAATTGCCCTTGAGTTTTAGAATTAATTCTATCTTCTTCATCAACATGGTCTAATACTGCATGTCCTAAATCTGCATATCCTAAAACTTTTGCAACATCTTTTCCTATAAAATAAGGTTCATTATTAATGACTAATGTCCTTACTTCTCCAAACTCATCATTCTTAAAAATTAAAATTTCTTTACTCATAGTTTCCCTCCCTTGTTTTGCACTATGCAATATTTGAAGTAAAAAAATATTCACCAAATTGCATAGTGTCTATTTTCAACATATCTGCTAATATATCAGCTTCATTCAAATACATTGGTCTGACATTGTTTAACTTTTGGCTTACTGTTGAATTTGCTAACTTTAAAGCTTTAGCTACATCTTTTTGTGTAAAACCAAATTCAACCATTCTAGCTTTTACTTTTAATGTATTTACCATTTGGTTCTCCTCCTTTTGCATTATGCAATTTCTATGTTTTTATATTATCACCTTGAAAATTCAGTGTCAATAGCATTATGCAATTTTTGTTAGTACTTTTTATTTATTATGTTGCAGTATGCAAATTTTTGTTATATAATGTATTTATAAATTTAAATGCGGAAAGGATTTCATTATGGATAATAAAGAAATAGGGAAAAGGATTAAATCTAGAAGGAAAGAATTAAAATTTACGCTTAAAGAAATTGCAGATATTGTTGGAGTTGCTAGTTCTACTATTCAAAGATATGAAAGTGGTTTTATTTCTCAATATAAATTACCAGTATTACAATCAATTGCAAAAGCTATAAATGTAAATCCTACTTGGTTAGTAAAAGAAGATGCTCCAATGGAAACTGGAATTCCTGATGACCAATTTATAAAAGCAAATAAAGAGATTATAAAAAATATGAAACCAATATCTTTTACAATGGACATAAGTGACCTTTATACTCCTTCTGATGAGGATAGATCTTATACTTTATCTAAAGAAGAAACAACATTATTAGAAAACTACAATAAATTAAATAACTTAGGTAAAGATAAATTAATTGAATATAGTAATGATTTAACTGAAACACCTAAATACATAGAAAATACTATAAATAACAATACCAATGATTTAATTACAGCTACTAAAGTAGAATATAGAAATTCATGCGATAATATTCCCAAACTAGAAGTAGCTGAAAGAAAAGAATCTTATGTTCCTACGACACTGGCTGCACATGCTAAGGATAATCAAAATGATGAAGCAAATAAAAGAGATATTGAAAAAATTAAATCCCTTATGGCTAAAAATAAAAAATTCTAATTATTACTTGGGGTGATTATATGACTAAATATGAAAAAGCTATTACTAAAATTAATGATATTAATATTGATGTTATTGAAACAACTTTAGAAGCTAATGATGGACTTTATTGTGATAACACAATTTTTATTAATGAGAATATAGATACTGATGTTAAAAAATGCTGTATATTAGCAGAAGAGCTAGGTCATCATTTTACTACATTTGGTGATATATCTGACCAAGAAAAATTAGAAAATAGAAAACAAGAGTTAATTGCTCGTAGATGGGGATATGAATATCTTATTAAAATTTCAAACTTGCTAAATGTATGTAATTTAGGTTTAAAATACAGGTTTGAAACATCCGAATTTTTAGAAGTTACAGAAGATTTTTTAGCAGGCGCAATTCAACATTATAAAAATAAATATGGTGCTAAATTAGAAACAGAGAATTATATAATTACTTTTGAACCAACAATTGATATTATACCTAAAACTAAATTAAAAGAAAGTGTTTAGACTATGAGTAAAAATAGAACTTTTATTTTTTATTAACTGTGAGGTGACTTTTAAATGACACGAAAATCTAGAACTAAAGCTAATGGTGAAGGTACAATTTTTAAGGAAATAAAGAATGGTAAAACATATTATAGAGGTATGTTAACTATAGGCTATGATGAAGATGGGAAACTTAAGAGAAAATCTTTTACTAGTACAAAGAAACAAATAGTTATCGATAAAATGGCTGATTACAAATCACAATATAATGCTGGTATTTTGCCACAAAATGATAAGATTACACTTCAACAATGGTTTTATACTTGGTTATTTGATTTTAGAATAAATGATTTAAAACCTTCTTCTTTAGAGAGATATGAAGGCATTTACAGAAATTATATTGAGGGTTCTCCAATAGGTCAAAAAAAACTTTCTAATCTTAGAGCCGCCGATATACAAAATTATTATAACGCTCTTATAGCATCTGGTAAAACGGGTAATGTAGTTAAAAGTTTAAATAAATGTTTAAAAGCTTGTATAAATGAAGCAGTAAAACAAAGTTATATAATGAAAAATTATTGTAATTCTGTAACTCTACCAAGAATTCAAAAGAGTAATGATATAACTGTATTCACTAAGGAAGAGCAAAATATTCTATTGAATTCATTGAAAAATAATGAATTAGAAATGCTAATAACATTTGATTTAGGAACAGGTTTAAGACAAGGTGAACTTTTAGCTTTAGAATGGTCTGATATAAATTTCAAAGATAATACTGTTTCTGTAGATAAGTCTATTAAATTAGTTTACATAGTTGGCAAGGATAAAAAGAGAAAAAGCAGTATTTTAAAACAAACTCCTAAAACTAAAAGCAGTATAAGAACTATTCCAGTACCATCAATAATTATGGAAAATCTAAAAACTTATAAAGATAATCAACAAAAGATAAAAAATGAATTATATGAAGATAAGAATATTGTGTTCGCAAATACTACTGGAAGTTATTTAGATAGTAGATATTTATCAAAACGATATGCTAAATTATTAAAAGATGCTAATATACCACATAAAAAATTTCATGCCTTACGGCATACTTATGCAACAAGATTATTTGAAGCAGATATACCTATAAAAACTGTTCAAGTTTTAATGGGGCATAGTGATATTAAAACTACAATGAATATTTACACACATGTAATGCCCGAACAAAAAATTAAAGCTGTCGAAAAAATAAATAATTTATTCAAACTTTAA